ATTCAGGGTTTAGGATATCGTCATCTGTTATTTTCTGTGTTAACATTTTTAGTTCACCTTTTCTTTGAAACTGTTTAGGAAGCATGCGTTTGACCAGATTACGAATTCATCCATGTAACTTCGCATATGTTCTGGTGTGAATATTGACATTGGAATGTTTATTTTTCTATCCATTTTCTTATCTCCCATTATGTTTTAGATGTGTTGGGTGGGAACCTGAACCCACTGCCCGCCTCCGATAAGCAGTCCAACACGAATTTAATGTATTTTCGTTAAAAAAGAAATAAAGGATTTAAACTATTGAAACTAGTTTACTCTGTACTGTACTGGATATTGTGTTACTGGTTAGTCCGTTGAATTTTCCTTGGAAATCGAATGCATATTTAATTGCAGCTTTGTCTGAGTCATTGATTTTTAAGGCTTTCATATTTAACTTAGGTAAGTTCAAACTCCATAGGTAATTGTATGTGCTTGCTATGTTTGCACCTGTAGCTGTGATACTTAAAGCACGGTCGAGTATTGTTGTTGTTGCACTTGTTCCTGTAGATGAACCACTAAGATATCCTTTTAATTCAGTCCAGTCAGCATAAGGAAATTCAATATGTCCGCTGACATCGAAAGGGCCTGGAACTATTAAATTAGGACTTAATGTGCCATCCATCATGTGTTCAGCACTTACATTGTTCTTAATGTCAAGACTGAATTTAGTTGCACTTGAAAATGGTGCTAATGTTCCTGGTGTTGCTACTGTTCCTAACTGCATTGCACACTGTCCAAACTGGAAGGGTATTGCTCCACTGAATGTTTGTGTTGGTTGTGTTTGTGAAAGATCTAATTCACGTGTTAAGAAGTTTACATCTAAATTGATTAACCCTGGTTGTGGCATGTCAATTTTCATTTCATTGACCATGCATCCTTCCCATGCTTGAGGTTCAACTTGTCCGCTGATATTTGCCCATTTGGTTATACTGCATGTTGGAAGTACATTTGCTTGGTTCATTACATGAGAATATGCGGGTCCAGATCCTAATTCTGTTGAAACTTTACTTCCTAAGAGTAGGTAAAGTAAATGTTCCAATCCATTTTCTGGCCATGCAGGCATTTTAAGGTCAAACTTGGGGTCTACTTTATCCCTTGTAGTCATATAGTTTGAATCCCTGTAACCAGTATGTCCTTGGAATGGACTGTCTGTTATCCCCAGATCAGGATCTCCATTTGCATATGGGAGAAATACTGATGGTGCCATGTATGTTCCAGGTGTAGTTTCAATACCAATTCCCATGGCGTAAAAACTAGACGACCTATAATTTCCAGTCATTATTCCACCTCTTTATCGTCTGTATTTGTAGTAATATTTGCAGAGGTTGAGGGAATTACAGTTTCGTCAACCTTTTCAAATAATCCGTTTAACAATTCTTTGCCTTTTTCGTCACTCACATCTAATACTTCCCCTATTTCAACGTTCTCTTTAACGCCAGGAACTGTGTGAGGAGATTGCCCTATAAATCGTATTTTCATGATGTTTTAACCTCCATAATTATCGGGTTTTGCTTAATAAATTTTGTAGAAATTAATAAAAATAAGAATAAAATTTAAGCACTGAATTCTGCTAAGATTTTAATACTTGCGCCGGCACTTAACGTTTGACCATTGCTTACTCCACTCCCATGGGTGGCCATTTCATTATCAAATTCACTTGCCATGCATGTTCCACCATACGTGGTATCTTGGATTAAGAGAAAACTTGTCAAATAATATTCTAACTGTCTTACAATGATATTCGCAGTGTTATGATCAGGATTATTTACAAATATCCTCACATAAACTGGGACATAATGTGGTGATGGTGGGGGATTCGGTCCTGGAAAAATAGTCCTTGCTACCTTTTCAGTGGTATTGATTTGTGCTATTACTGGTGTTCCCATTGGTGGAGATGGAAGATCTCCTATCCAAACTTTACCAAAAACAGGATTGCCACTTTCATCAACTACTGCAACCAATAAATCATGAAGATATTGCATCATATTCGGTAGACTCGGTTTATCAATGTCAAATTCAGGCATCGTATAAACAGGGGTTGTGTAAACTGGCAGATCTGTAACCATTAATATTCACCTCAAAAAAGTAATTTAGAATTTATAATTCTGTAATTTGTGAACCTAAACTTTCAGCCTGTTCAACAACTACAGGTGACGCTTTTTCATATCCTAATTTGAAGAAATCAGGTTTATCAACAGGACCTACACTTTTACGGAAAAATTCTTGTCCCCCTTTACAAAAATGAAGCCAGTTAGATCCACCACTTGCCTTACCTTTTGCATGTACTGGACCTCTTTTTATTGCCCAGTCAACATATGGTGCCTGTTGTTTGTCAATATAAATCATTGCTCCTAGAGTTTTGATTATATATTTAACGGCTGATTCGAGGTTTCCTGATTTGTCAGGATATTCTGTATTTGGGCAATGTTCTCCTTTGGGCGTTAAACTTCTCACTATCTCGGCTGTTGTGAATGCCATGATTTGGCTGCGACCATAAACTATCATTGATAGGTCGGCGCCTTTTTGTGATAACTTTTCAGGTAATTGGTTTGTTACAACTTTGATGTTTACTAAGCCCATGATTTAATCTCCAAATGAGGGTAAGTTATAAATTTTAATAAAAATAAAATTAATTATCTATAGTTGATTTGTACTTCGTTAAATATTGCTATAACGAAGTAAAGGATAAAATTTTAATATGGGTAAAATGGATTTGCACCTTGGTCTGGAACAGTCGTATCTTTAACCGGTCCTGAAACTGTGTTGAAACTTATTTTAACACCTTTACGATCTTCAGGATGTGCTGCCAAATACTCAGCTATCATGCCATACGCATCTTTTTTCCATGCTGTTGATGTACCTGAAAGATGGTCATTCATCATAGATGCGCCCTCAACAACTATGGCTGCTGCTATTAAATTCGCAGCCTGTAAAATCACTGATGGAACTGGATGAGGTAATTCGATACGTTGAACTTTATTTTTGATTCGTTCATCTGCATATCCTAAAGCTTGTTGAAGTTTTAGATCACTTGATTGAACCCCTAATGTGGTTAATAATGTAGTTACAGAATCAGCGTCAGCATAACTTACTGTCATGATAATCACTCCTTTAATATATGAATGGATCTATTGAATCATTAGGGTCAAGTAGTCCGTCTTCCGGTGGTAATGGTGCATTCTTTCGTAGCATAAATATTGTGTATCCAAATTCAACTTCTTCTTGTTCAGTGTTGTCTGCATAATCGAATACAAGTGTGATTGTTCTTGATTCCTTTCTCAGTCCAGATGTTAATTTTGTGTTTTCTTCGCTTGTTATGAGTATTTCCTGTGTATCATTTGATGTAATTTCAAGAGGTGTGATGGGGGTTACGATTTGGTGTGTTGCATCGTCAGTTATTTCATATGTTGCAGTCATCGTAGGGTCGGTTGTGATGTTGTATATGTTATCTGTTGCGAGATCTACAATTGTAATTTCTAAGATTCGTGTAGATTGTTCACTCACATCTGTCATGTTGACAGGCAAATCTTTGAATTTTGCTTGTATCCCTATTTGGACTGACATATTCTTCAACCATCCTTATAATGCTTTTATTAAATCTTTTTCTTTAGGAGTTCCAATAAACCTTACTTCTCCATTAATAGCTATTGTAGGAGCACCAGGTATACGATATTCATTAACTCTAGAATCGTCTCCAAATATGTCTATTTCTTCAACTTCAATATCTTCCCTACTTTTCTGTATTCTTTTTACCATGTTAATTGTGGCTTTGCAGGCCCTATCTGCGGGTATTGTAAATATTTCCATTTTCACCATATTTGATCACTCTTTTTTAGGTTTTTCTTCAACTGCTTTTTCTTCAGGTTTACTCTCAGGTTTAGGTTTAGATTTAGGTTCTTCTTTTTTAGCCGGGGCTGATTTCTTTGGAGCTGATTTTTTAGCTTCAATATCTTGTATGAGATATAATGGATTTTTTATATCTGCAATCATTTTAGCTATTTCGTCTTCAACAACTGCTACTCCATGTTTAAATACAATTGCTACTCCTTGGATATGTGCTATATATTCTTTTTCTCTCATGCTTTGGATTGTTATTTTTTTCATACTACTTTTCCTCCATTTTATTTAAAAAAATAAAAATAAAATAACCTAGTGATTAACTAGGGATGGGCAGTCTGTGGGAAAGCCCATACAACAACGTTTTCATTTTCGTAGTGACAATCAAACTCAACACGTAGTGCAAAGTAAGTTGTGGCTGCGATAGGTACTCTCCATGGTTCAATTGTGACCTGGTGGAATATACCGTAAACAAGATTGTCAGGGTTTACAAGACATGCAACTTGTCCAAAGGCACTTACTCCTACCTGATCATCTAAGACCTGAGCGAATACAAGTGGTATTCCTTTGTATATAGGTGTCCAATCAGTTGTGAGTGCAAGGTCTGCAACTCCACCGATTCTTTCGATTGCCTGGTTTACATACCCATCGTATAAATCCCATGGTAAGTAATATCTGAGATCTGCACGGTTGGTTAAGTATGGTTTTGGATATTTCTCAAGCATTGCTTGTAGGGTTGCCTGGATATCTGAACCGTCAAAATCACCTGCTGTGTTATTAGTAGGATTGTATGTACTACCATGAGCTACACCATATATCATCTGAGATGCAGGTGTTTTAACTATCCATCCATTGCTTATAAGGTAAGCGTCACTGTTACCAATTGCAGACGAATAGGCAGAGTTAACTGTATCTCCAAAGACAAGAACAGCTTCCATATTCATACCGGCTGCATTTCCCATAAGGGATAAAAGAGTGTTCTGGAAATTCTGTCTTTCAATGTTCCTTCTCATTGCTTCATCGTCTATAGATATCTGTGCACCATAAACTTGGGCATTAAGTTGGTTCTGTTTGAAATCTACCTGTCCAGAACCATTTCCATTATCCGTAGGATCTGATCCAATAGCATATAATGCCTGACCTTCTGTAGGTTTGTGTAAAATGTTACCAGTAATACCAGTCCTGTCTATATTAGCTCTTGGACTAGTCATTTCCATCATTCTAGCATCTGCAAGAATGGTTCTTGGCCTAATAAGTTCTATAACGAATTGTGTGAAATATTCTGGTTGCAGTACAGAACTTGCTAAAGATGAAACTTCAACAAGGTCTTTGAATGCTTCCCATGCCCCTAATTCACTTAATAGGGCTTTTGTTGACATACTCATAATTGTTCCTCCATTGTAAAGGTTTGGAAGAATAAGTTAGTTCAAAATGAAAATAGATAGGTATATTTTATACAAAAACAAATATCGTGTAAGAACAGGATATGGTTTAAGGGTAAAAAATTTAAGAAAATGTGAAATGTTTTTTGGTCGAAACGCTCACTAACTCTTCTATTTTCACTTTTAAAACTAATATTCTTTCTTCTTTTTTTATGTAAAGTAAAATTAAAATCTAAATTATACTGCTTGTAAAATTGGTACTGCTACAGCTGTTGCGGCTGTTGCGTTTGCAGGTGCTGTAATTATAATCTGGCCGGTTGAAGCTACAAACTGTAATACTGCTCCAGTTGCGGTTGCGTCTAATGTTGCACTTGTAAAGTAATGTCCCATTGGTACACCGTTAATATCTGCTGTGTTGGTTACGGTTGCAGTTTTAGATCCGATTCCAATAGTTAATGTTCTTATTGCTATTTTAGCTTTTCCTGCGAGTACTGCATTTGCAGCTAACATTACAGGTGTTATTTCGCCAGCACTAATATTCCCAGTTAAATCTAGGTTTTCTATTGCGTTGACTATATCTTGTAATTGTCCACTCATGTTATGATTCCTCCCTGATTATGTCTTAATTTTTCTACCGAATGCATCTCTTCCGAGAGCGGTGTAAGTATCAACAGGTGCTGTCTTTTCAGATCCTTCAGGTTCTGCACTTTCAAGTCCTTTACTTTTAGCTGGGATCTTAAGCATTTTCTCAACTATTTCGAGTCTTGATTTTACAGATGCCTGGTCACCTGGTGGTGTTCCTGCTTCATCAGTTTCAGTTTTGTCTTTACCTTTGTCGCTAGCTAATTTTACACCACATTGTGGGCAATACTGATCGCCGGCATTGGTGTCATTATCGCAACCAGGGCATTTTATGAGTGAATCTCTTCCATCTGCTCCGCCAACTGATCCTTCCTGTTCGGAACTTGTGGGTGTTCCTGCTTTAACAGATTTTTCAAGTTCGTCAATTTTGTCTGTTACAGGTTTAATTTTATCGTCAAATGCTTTACCGACTAAATCGGCTAATTCTTGTTCGTTCATATCATCTACCTCCGATGGGTTTGATTTAATGTTAATTGGACTGTCTCCAACACTGTTCTCTTCATTTCCTAAAACATTGGGTGCTAATGGATCGTTCTCTGTTGGTGTTCTTTCATCGTCACCTTGTTTTACAAAGTCAGTTAACAGGTTGATTGCATCCTTTATTTTTGAATAATTTGCATCGCTAATTGTTCTTCCAGCTTTGGATGCTCTATTTTTTAGATGTTGGAATAAACTGTCTTTTGTGGATTCTACCTGTTTTGGTGTTTCAACTGTTTTTTCCGCAGGTTTATCTTCTAATGGTTTATCTTTAATTGAACAAAACACAGCATCTTTAACGCAAGGTTCAGGGACTAATGAAATTGTGAATCCAACTGGGCGATCTAAATCAGCTATTAATGTACGCGATTTATCAGCCGATGTTGTACCAATTAGTACTCCTTCTTTTGCAGCTGCGGTCAGTTTGTTTGATAAGTCCTCTGGAATAAATGTTCCACTAAAACCATTGTATGTTCCATCTTCAACTTTTGCCCATGTATCAGGGTCCGTTACTTTTACAGATGCCATCCATGTTCCAGTTGGTAATTCAACGTCATCGCCACGAATGTTTTTCATCACTTTGGGTTCATCTGTAAGATATGATTCCACCACATCCCCCACGTTCTGCTCTGTAAAAGCATAATCATGCATTTTATCAACAATTCGGTGTGTTGCCATATAGACATGAGCCATTTTCTTGACTTCATCGGTTGTTAATATCTTTTCGCCACGACAATGATCACAATCAGGTTTGCCTGGTGTTAAAACAGGAGCTGTGACTATCTGTTCTACATTGTCCTTTTCAACCCACATTCCTTGAAAACTCTTTGCAGTAGCTTCAATTGGATTGTAATTTGTTTCGGGACTAACTTCAACACTGTCTCCTAAACTGATTTCACCATCAGAATCTCTCGTGAATGGTATTTTGTAATATTTGTCAGAATCCCAATTACTAATAATAATGCTCCCTGCTGTTGGAAGTGTCTCTGGAAGAACATCTTCAATATAAAGACTATTACCTCCAAAACTGCTAGAATTAGGATATTTCTCTTGGACTTCTTCATTTAAACTGGATTGGAAATCATTCCAACTGCCTTCAACTAATGCTTTTGTTCCGGCCGTCATTTTTGGAGCTGATTTCTCTGTAAGTGCTGGTGATTCTGGATCATATCCTGCAGATTTAACATCAGCATCTGTGATTATGTCTTGGCGTCTTGCTTCGTAGATTAATGGTTTGACATAGTTACTGTTTGATGCTCCGAGGGATCTTCCAACTAGATTTTTTAAGTCTGCATCTGTTAAACAATTACCAAAATCATCTTTACTGGCTAATGTGCATTTACCGTCTTTGTCGAGGTTGTTTTTTTGTCTGTCGTCTATCATGGATTGTGTTATTTTTGTTACCATCTTTTAACCTCCTTTTCATTCTTTTAATGCTTCAAAAATCTTTTGTAATACATCGCCTTGAGGACTGCCAGGACTACATTTGTTACTGGTCTGGTCTACCAAGGGGTTATCATCTTTTTCAGTCATGATTAACCTCCATAAATTTAGAATTAGAAATAATAATAAAAATTAACATCCTCTAATTGTATGATACGATTCAAAATTTTTATTTTTTATAAAATTTTTAGGGATATCTGTCAAATTAAAATATGGAGTTAAAATCCCCTTGCGGATCCTTTTATTTACTTCTTTTTCTTTAGCTAATTTGTAACCACATTTATCTGTGAAAAATCCATAATCTAAATCATGTGGCCATTGGTACCACGGGTGGCCTTTACATACGTCGGGCCTTTTGTCATGGCAATTACATTTGTTATCGACTAAAAATTTACATCTAAAATATTGCCCATTTATGCGATTGTCTTCTAAATATTCTGGATGAATTTTATAGATCTCTTTTTTAGTTAGTTTAATCCAAAAACTCCCTATGAATGTAAAATCATCATGGAATTTATCTTCATCTGTCATTCCTCCAGGGAATTTAATACGATTTCTTTCATGAATGTCGCTTAATTTGTTATCAATACGGATACACTTACAACAACTTCCACACATTTTACAGATTTGAGATATATAATCACCTGTCTACTTTTTTCTAAATATTTCCAAAAGAATAAAATTAAAACTAGGATGTAGGTAATGGCTCTAATTGTGAGCTGTTAGGATATGTTATACAATTTCCAGTATCATTATCAAAATAAAAGCCACAGATCGTACATGTAACTTCAGATCCGTTCACTTCAAGACAATTTTCATATCCACAACTTGGACATACATTTTGCCAGGCTAAAGTATCGCTCATGATCTAACCTTCATTAATAAAAACATTATAACCTTTAGGAGTCTTTGGAATAGCTGAAGTATCTTTAACATTGAAATAATCAATAGTCTTCTCTTTAATATCAACATGAACTAACGCGACAACATTCAATTCGCCTAAAATACTTTTAAAAGGATATTTACCTTTCACCAATATGTTGTCTTCATTAACCATGATAAATACCTCCAAACAATGCAAGGATTATTATAAGGAATATTGGACTTGAACAAAATATTAAAAATAGTAACATTTCATACTTTTTGAAGGATTCGCCACATCCTTTAAGCATCTCAGTTGCCATAATTAACACCAAAATTTAGTAAAATTAAATAGTAAATATGGACATGTATATCCTAAAATAGTAAATTGGAAGGTTACTTATAAAGGCAACTTCGTTAAATTCATGTATGGCGAAGTAGAGCGAAAATTTAGTCAAAATAATCTAATAAAATATCTTGGAGAATGTCTAATGCTTTAGCATAATTTAAAGCATCAGAAGCTGTGGTTGTATCATTCGCAATATTCTCATCAATAACATTTATCACATTTTGGACTGTTTCGTCGAATGAATTTACTAGATCTGTAAATGTTTTATCGGGATGAACTTCTGAATTTGATTTCATTATAACTTTAATCAAAGCTTTATTAACATCTTCTGTGATTTGGGTGCTGTAATCTGCTTTAAATTCACATTCTCCACTATGTGTATTTCTTATGAAATCACCAAATTGCACACCTCTTCCAGCATGCTCTTTTCCAAATACATTAAATTCTTTTACCATATAGATCACTCCTAACCTTCTTATTAAAAATTTTAAGTATTAGCACTTAACACATATGGTGCACTTTGGTAGCAGCGACATCCGAAATGAGGATCTTGGGGCCAATTGAAAATTGAGTAGGGCCCACCAGCTTCTAAATCCTCGCAATCAGGACAGACATCCGAATCGCCCTGAGAAACCCAGTCAGCTACTAAATCACTGACTATTGCTCCACCAGAGCCGATGACAAGACCGGCTGCAATTGCATTAAAGTAAGTTCCGTGTAACCCAATAAGTGATGCTTGACTGTACCCATACCAACCAAGTCCATCTTGACGTTGTTGTGTCTGGTTAAATGCTACATTTACATAATCATAATCATTTTCTACTACCTTCTTCTTAGGTTTCTTCTTTGCTTTTGTGGATGGTGCTGGTTTCGTATGTAAATTATTGGTGAGTGCTTGTTGTCTTAATCCACTTTTGATTTTATAATTTAGATCATCACAAATATTCTTCCAGTCATCCGCCTGTTCATCTTGTAATATTGATAAATTGTCAGATAAGTCAGGTTTAATCTGTTTGATTGTTGGTGTTATTTTTTTGAGATTTGAATTCGCAATAGTTACGAAATCGTCTGTCATTGATTTATCAGTTGCAAGGATTATTGGTGTTCCTTGTTTGAGAAGTAATGCTGTTTGTTCATCAACTATAGCTAACTGTTTTGTAAGTGAACCTTCATTTTCTTTTATTCCTTTAATTATGATGTCGTATATAGGCTGATTCAAATCAATTAATGCTTTTCTAAATGAAAGTTCAGTATCTGATGCTGTACCTTCACCCATCTTTGCATCAGGTTCAAAGGTTGGTGTATCTGTAGTGGATTTGTTACTTTGCAGCTGCTTTCTCGAAGATTTTCTTAACTTGTTTGCCGAGTCGTCCATCTTGGCTGCTATTTTTCTGAGCATTTGAGTTTTCAAAGTCATAATCATCCACCACCTCTAAAATACCAGCACTAACTTCTTGTAACATATCAGCCATTTTCTCTGTTTGTGCATCGGCTGTGGCTTTGAAGTTTTTGTTCATGATGTCCGAACCTTCGAATGCTTGTTGTAGTGAAACCATGTTGTTAGGTATGTAATAAGTGTTAAGGCATGGCATTGCTTTCATTTCGGGGGTTATTTCAATATTCAGTTCATCTGCAAAATGAGATATAACTTGGAGTGGTGTGATTGCAGACATGTTAAATAAATTCTGGAAATTGTTGATTTCATCTTCTTTACTAGTGGAATCTGTTTCCATTTCTTGAAGTTTGAAACTGTAATCATCGAAGTTAAATCCAAATTCATCCCATATGATATGTTTATTTATAAATGCTTCCCATACACGCTGTCTTGGTTTTATTGTTCCAACTTTGTAATTTATGGCTGCTTCAGGTGCTATATTCCCACCAAGGCCTCCTACTTGAACAATTCCTACACGGTATGGATCCATCTCATGGGCAACTATTATTTCGTCACGGTTATCCATCCTGTATAATCTGAAACTTGATTCTTTCACATCAGCTGCAAGTTTTTCAAATGTAACCTGTACAGGTGCTGTATCTGCATCCCCACTTGGAATCGCAACAACCATGCTGGATTGTGGATTTCCAATAATATTTTTTAATTGTTTTTCCAGTCCCATCTGTAATTCAGATTGACCGGTTCCTTCGCCTTGTTCATCTTTAACTTCATTATCTTCAAAGTTTCCAGTGACAAAGATAGCATATGAGGGTATTCCAAAGTTTCTAAAGAATGCTACGTTGTAGTCAACTGCTGCCTGGTCACCTATAATGGTTCTAATGGCTGGTATGTGTGGTGGCATTCCATAATAAGTTGTGAAACTAGAATAATCTGTGTTATATATAACTTCATTGGCTCTGATTGAAGCGTTTAATTCTCCTAATTCGTATTCTTCGCCTGTATTCATATCCACATCATTCTGATATCCAATCATTTTAAACCATCGACGGTCAAAACCCCACCATGACTGCATGAATTTATTCTTTTCTTTATGGATACGGAATGTTTGACTTGGAAGTTGATTCAAACGTTGCGGTAACCCTTGAGCCAAACCTCCTGTTCTGATTAGTTCAACTATACCCCAACCGACCTGTTCATAATCTTGTTGAGCGTTTGATAACATATTTTCAAACGTAGGAGAACTGGCATTAAAGAAAGCTAATAATGTATCGAAATGATCTTGATTTGGATCTTCACCTATAGGTTCTAATGTGAAACCTAATCCTGCAACATCTGTGGCTTTTTTACGGCAACAAACATTATGATATGTGTTTACTGTTCCGAGATTTGCTAATACTCTGGGGTTAAAAGGAGGTGTCATTAAATTGTAAAGACCATATGTAGTGATGGCACTCATTTCTGTTAATCCTTTAGAAGGTTCTTGTGTCGAATCTGCAGATCCTTTTAGTGCCATTTGTCTTTCTTTTTTAGTTGGCAGATCCTTGATTTTATACTTCTTACTAAACACATCTTCAACATCTTCAGGTTTATCATGAGGTTCAAGTTGATATTCTTTTAAAACATCAGCTGTCACTACCCTACCATTGCTCGTCCCAAATGCGAAAGGCATGCGTTTTCGATTGTTAGCCATAACTATTTATCTCCTCATATAGACTTTGGCTTTCCGTTTACGTTTCCAGTAACGAGCCGCAGCTGTCATCGTATCTGTAATGTTATCTTCACCGCCATCTTCACCGGTGAAATTGATTAATTCAATAATACACTTTTCAATATCTTCTTTTGACATCATATCGGTGTCAAATTGGATACATTGAGTTTCAGCCATAACCTCTAAATCAAAAGCACGGTCTAATTTACTTGCAGTGACTTTGTCACGTGTTATTTTAAACCATTTAAATTCAGGTTCTGATTTGAAACGTTGAATTAAAAGTTTAGATCCACTGCCTGGTTCCTGTTCAATAATTGAAGGAATGTCGCGGCCATCATTAAGAGTCGTATTTTTATATGTACTCAGGACCTGTTGGGCCGTATATTTGCCATGGACTAAATGTCTGAAAACTAATTTATCATCATAAAAACCATTCCTGAGACCTGCTGTAGCATCACCTTCATCTCCAGATGCTGCAAAATCCCAGTTACGAATCTCATTTAAAGATTCAGGTAAGTGTAATTTATTTGTAAAAAGATAATCGTGTAAATCATTATTTTCATCATAAAACCATTCACGTTTGAAGATTGTTCCTTCACGATCTTGAGGATCTTGTTGATGGATAGCATTAAATTTATAACTTCCAATATCCTTTTTGATTTGGAGTAACTCTTTTTTGCCGCGTTTTTCTGGCCATAAAGGTTCACCAATTTCTCGGCCTAATATATCATTTTCTTCAGCTAATTCAGGTAATCGTAAATAAACCCATACATGGCCTAATTTCTCTCCCCGTCTTAATCTTGGAAGTGCCTCTTCAGCTGATATCCATTCACGTTTCTTTAAAATAATTCCTATCAAATCATTTTTATCTAAACGTTGCTGTAAAATAATTGTAATTGCATTTTGTCCTGTGAATGGATCTTTCTCTTTTCTTGTAGAAATTGTTGTATCAAAGAGGTCAATCATCTTCTCTTGGATACGTGGACTTCTAGCCTCTTCTACGTTCTTTGAGGGGTCATCGACAATTATAACGTTTGCCCCACGGCCTAAGATTGAACCACTAGCACCTGAACAGAAGTATTCGCCTGTGTTATTAGCTACTTTGAACCAATGTTTGGCTTTAGTATCTTGACTTAACTTTGGTTTTTCAGGGAATAAATGTCCAAATTCATCCAGGTTATCTTTTGCCTTACTTCCAAACCCACTTGCAAGGGAATCGTTATAAGACACATGTATAATTTTTGCATAAGGTCTAGATCCAAGAACATAAGCAGGAAATATCTCAGATACTTCCATGGACTTACCAAGTCTAGGAGACAATGCACATGCAAAGTTTTCTAATTGACCATTCAATGCAAAATGTAAAAATTCAATAATAAGATTTAAATGAGGGACTGGTTGCCAAGCACCATTTGATGATATTATGCTAAAGTCCCATAGATCCATCGGAGCTTCATTCTTTGTTTCTCCGATCGACATAATATTCATCCATTGCCTTCCTTTTAGCAGCGATGTAATCTGGGTCGCTTAATAATGATTCATTGTATTCAACATTAGCTTCAACTTTTGAAATTTCAGAAGGTTCACCTTTAGCTGTAAGACTCACTTTTTGAGCAGATTCAAGTCCTTTACCTACATTCATAAGAAGATATGCTGCATTTCTAGGAGTTCCTAATACTGGAGTCCCATCTTTTAAAGAATATAATTCAACTTTACCCTCAATAATCTTATCTAATTCGTTATCCAATGCTCGCCTTAATTTATTTGCTGTCTTATTAAATTTGAAGGCTTCTACGACAATTTCTTCTGCCTCACTTTCACTTAACTTTTCACTACGCTTTTTTTGTGCAACTTTTCGGTCAACTTGTAATTTGTAATCTTTACGTTTTTCTTTCCAATTCCAATTTCTAGCATGTTGCTTTAATGACCCATAGCTCACATTATAATATTCCGCTGAACCTTTAAGAGTTGGGTCTTCTTTCACACCATCTTCATTACGATATCCGTGTATCATTTCGTCTTCTATGATGTCTAAGATTTCTGGAGAAAGGAATTTCTTTGTTGTCATTGTCGATCACTTTTAAAGTTAGTTAGTTAAAAAAAAAGTTAGTTAGTTATGATAAAATAAAATTTATAATAATTTATCCTTTGATTTTACTGAGAACATCTTTAACATTATAATGAGTTTCTTCTTCACTTTTAGGGGACAATAGGTTTTCGTCTTCATCTTGACCTTCATCCATTGCATCTGCTTGGTCGGGGTCGAGTTGTAAAAGAAAAGTTTGGAATTGAGATACGTGTACTTTCTCTTCTTGAATCACATCATTGAAAATAGCTTGTAAATCTTTGTTATTTGTACTTCCAGATAATTGTTCATAAAAATTAATTGCATCAAATTCAGCACTTATTGCGAATCTTAATCTTTCAAGATCACAGTTGGGATTTTCTTGTAGATTTATTGGTCTTTTTGCAAACATTTAGAATCCTCACAAATTTCATCATAATAAAAATTAGTTATTTCTTTAGTAAACCATCCAATAAGCCATGCTAATCGTTCTTCGTTATCATCACAATCTTCAATATTTAATTTAAAATTTTCAGGTTCAAATACACGAATATAATTTAAAGCACAATGAACAGCCTCATGACTAATTATGCCTGCTCTAAAGTTATCATCGTCTCTAAATTGAATTAATCCAATAGAACCCTTTTGAATTTGATCATCTTCTATGATCACATGACTTGGTGAAACCATGGCTAAAGTTGAAGGATGTGATGTTTTGTCAACACAATCTTCTATCATTTCAACAACATTAATATCAAAATAATAATCAGGATTTGGTGTTTCTATTCTACCCCTTAAAATCAATGTTTTAACTCCTTATGGTCCTGATTTTGCAACACCTTTCGGACAATTACAAACTAATTTTTTAAGTTGATTCCAATCATAACTGCCTGCAACTTCTTGTCTATGTTCATTTATGAATACAGATCCACATTTTGGACATTTCATAATGACATTGGGAATTTCTTCATTGACAATTTTTAGTTCCTTGTAATCACATTCATTGCAGGTGATATTTGTTACAAATTTTGACATGGGTTTCAGCTTCTCTTAAATTTAGTTTTGAGATATGTTAATGTGATTTTACATTCTATGATGGTTGGAGCGGGTTCGTTAATGAACCAAGAATGAGTTTTATAAGGGTTGAAAATTGTACTCATAATTCGGCCACCCTATTAATATCATCTTTTGGTTGATAGTGACTTCTTTTTTTAAGTATTGAATCCTCTTTTAATGCTCCTATTTTATGTAAGTCATGTCCACAGAAACATACCATAGTGTACGGTTTTCCATGTATTTTAGTATCATATTTTTCTTTATCTTCTAAAGCATCCTTACCGTGTAGATCAACTGTATATGTACGGGGACAATGATGACATTCAAGTTCAATAAACAAGTTTTTCACCTTCGTTACAAATGAAAAATAGCTATTACATTTATTAATCCTTCTATTGCAAAAGGTAAGCTAAGACATAACCCAATAATTGCCAGATATGTAGTTCTATCAAATCTACTTGTTTCCGTTAATTTTTCTGTAACTGAATCTTCTGTTGTATCAGCTGTAGTCATCTTACCAAATTCAAGTTCCTGCCTCTGGTCTTCTTTCATCCTTCCAATCTTTTCTTCCTGGATTAATTTCAGATTATTTATTTCTGATTTATATATCCTGTCAAGGATCTCCTTATCTTTCATAAATAATCACCAGGCAGGTTGTTCTAACCAATGTAAAATGTAAATAATTGCAGCTATAAAACAGATAAGAGTGAATGTCATGAATAATTGGATATGGGTCATTTAGATCGTTATTTTAAATAGTGTAACAATAAGTGCCATTATAACAACTGCGAAAGCAAAGGCATCTATCCATGTTTGGTATCTATTGTAGAACATATTAAGAGCGTTTTCTTGTTTAACTATCTTCTTTTCAACATTTTCTTCGCCCTTCTCCAAACCTTCCATATATCCTTTAAATTTCATTACTATATCTCGTGTTTCATAAACCATTGCAAATATTGTTTCTTCTTTTGTTTCTTTATATTCTGCTAAGGTTTCCATTGTAGATATACGGTCTAAAGCATTTTGTATCTGTTTTTTACGTTCACCATTATCTTTAAGCTTAATACCTAATGTATCAAATATTAAAGTATTATCATCTTTTACCTTTGTTTCAAGCGTTGTTAATCGTTTATTACGCTCTTTTCCCTGTTCACGTAAATCTTCAAGTAGTGATTCATGTTCGTGTATAAGAACTGTTGTATGCGTATCAATAACGGCACTGTCTGTTTTTGTAGATTTAGGTTCCATTGTTTCAAATCCTTAAATGAAAAATGGAATTATGGTTTGACGGCGTTCTTTTCAGCTTCTTCTTGTTCCTTTTGAACCTGTTCAATATACAGTGCTTGAGCCTGAGCTTGTGTTACTGCAAATGTTGTCTGTGTATTTAACCAAGTGATAACTGATTCGATTAAAGGTACTGCTCTTGTTGCTATTCCTAACCCTGCGATGATAGTTGCAGCATATGTTAATGGGATAATGTTTGCGTATGTAGCATATGCTGTATTGGCAGCACCTATGAGTAAAACTATATCTACTAACCCTTCTGTAACTTGTTTTTTATTTGGTAATGAAACTACTCCTGCTTCATCTTTTAAAATTTTCATCATTGTAAAAAATCCTCCTTTTGTACTGTCTGTAAAAACCCGCCTTCCGAACTGGTTTATTAATCATTAAAATCATTATCATAAGTATCACAATCAGGATTTAGACATTCCCATATCTTAGTAATAGGATTCCAAAATTTAGAATGTCTACATATTGAACAAATTTTGCCTCTGTGACCTTTAGTTTTGACACCTTTCATGGTTACAGATCCAAAAGTAATACTCAAAAATTAGATATACAGCTGTAAACATTTTTATTTCTTTATATAGTTTATAAGTAAAATCATTATAAGGTAATACTTTTATGTAAAATCCTAAAGAAGATAGCAACCTTGGAGGAGAAAAGTATAAAAACTCCAAGGTTGCGAGAGTGATCTCATGGAAATATTGTCATATAAAATGACTGTAAATTTGTGATAAAAATAAAATAAGTCCTGTAAAGAATTGGTAAGGTTCATGAAAGATTATAAGACGGTGATCAAATGACGTTCAAAAATCATTGCTTTACAGGACTTTTAAATAAAAGTAATAGTGGTAGCTAGGGCATTTTAAGCCCTGCGAAATGCCTTTGACTGCATGGTTTGTAACTACCAGTTTATAATTACATGGACAGTTGTGGGCTTCTAACCCACTTGTTTATGCTTCCGCTTTTTCCGCATGGTACTGCCAAAAAATTAACCTAAGATTATTTTCCCGTTCTTATTTCATAAGCGCAACGCACAAAATATTTAAAACAAGATATAGGTTAGGTTATAGTCCTAACCATTCTAAATTACGCTTTATTATACTATATGTAGGCTCAGTTAATCCTACAAACTTAAATACTGAACGGTTAAACCTTAATTCTCCAGCGCTCATAGATTCTTTCATCAAGACATATCGACAAATACCTGCAATTATAGTTCTATAACCAATGCGATTATGGAACATTCTTAAAGAGTGTTTATTAATAATAGATTTTACTTTATCTTTCTGTGGATTTGTCATAAATAATTGAGAACCAATATTATCCATTATTATAATATATTGAGATTTACGATAATCTTTCATTGGAGTTTTAACGTGTACTTTTTCTTTTTTATAATCTTTACCTTGTTTTTTCTTCTTATTTGCTTCGATGTGCCCTACAGCTGTTTTATATCCTTTTTGTTTTGCACGTTTATGAATTTCCTTTAATACTTTTTTTTCTTCAAAAGTTAAACTGTCCTTAGTTGTATGTAATTTATCTTTAGATCCTTGCCATATCAGTTCCGTATCTGCAATCATCATTACCCTTTTATTAGTCATTCCACATTCACAAACACGTTCTCCTCTTGAACGATCCATTGCTACCAATTCACCACCACATTCGGGACAAGTTTTGTATTCGTATTTCTCTATCTTCCAATCCTTACCATATTTATAGATTTTATCGTCTGTAAATTTAACTTCTTTAAAGGGTCTTTCATGACTACATAATGGTAAATTAAAGGTTTCATTTTTAAAGAAAATATCATAAGTAACTGTAACATCTTTATTCACATATCTAGGAATAAGTTGTTTAGGTAATTCAGAATTAGAATTAGAATCTTTAACACTATTACACATATGTTTGGCCTCCGTAACCTTACACAAAGTAGTATATCTTCGTTTCGTTACTAAAAATAGACTCTTTTACAGATAGGGA